GCCTAAAAAGGCTATACGGAGTGCTAGAAATAGTGTACTAGCCTTGCTATTTGTCCTGATTCTTTGGAATGTATAAATCCTTCTACTGCTTTCTGTACTCCACAGAATCCTTTTCTATTATGCCAGGAATCTGTACCACTTGGTGAACGCATATATTCAACAGTTACACCTATAAAGTCTTTAGCATCTAGCCATTTATATTTAACTTTATGATGTATATGGTGAAGATACCAATATCTGTATTTAGTTTCTGCCCACATTAATGGTCTATCGTTAGCCATTAACATAGGTAGCTTATCCATCTTAGCACCATCTCCGTGTTCAAGTCCTATAAGATTAGAGCCATACTTGTAGTATTTTCTGTGTGCTACTGAAATATCAAAAGTTACATCTTTAGTATTTCTGAACCAAGACTTTAAAGAGTGTGCTAAATGAAATCCACTTTGATAATCGTGATTAGACATTGAGTGTACTACATCTACAGGTGCTACTTGTCTTAATATCTCAACACATTTAACATAAAGCTTTAAAGCAACTTCAAAGTGTTGCCACCATTTACCATCTGCATCTTGTGGAGTTCCTGCTGTTGTTGTATTATAGACATTGTCAATATGTAAAATGTCATTACCTACACAGAATAATACTCTATCTATACTAAACCCTTGAGCCTTACTTATAAGACCTGTAACACCTTCTAAAACTCTATTGTATGCAATCTCTGTATTATAGTCATCACCAGTTTCTAATGCAACACCTAATTTACCTATATGAATATCAGCAGGGTTTATTACTAATAAGTGTTCACCTTTAACTCTTTTTATTTCAGGATAAGTAGGTGCGTGATTATCTATAAGAGCCTTAACATCTTCAAGTACATCATTTTGGTCAGTACCATATTGGTCTTTGGTAACTATGGAAAAGCGTAAATCCCCTCCCATATTTTGCCAATGCTTAACGCTTACAACATCTTTCTTATCTATACCTCTATCTTGTAGGTGTATATCTAAAGCAGTATTACCGTTAATGTTCTGTAAGTCCTTTCCCCTGCTTTCATTGATTAACTCAACTTCCTCAGGGGAAAGTCTTAGTCTTTTACCTGACAAACTATTTCTTAGCTACGTCAGCAATTCCTTGTCCTAATACTAAAGTTGCTATACTAATTAGAATGTTTTTTACTTCTTCAGGATTTAAACCTAATTTATCACTAAGTAAAGTTGTTAAAACTCCTATACAAGTATATAGAAATTTACGACTAGAAATCATTTTTTTAAATGTTTGTACTAGAATCCACTTTTTCATCTTATTTATTTTTGATTATTAAATTAATATTTTCACCACCCAAATGTATTACTTCTTTGATTAACAAGTCCATAGCTAATACAGAGTTATGAACAACGTCTTGTTGAGAGCCTAATCCTACGATGATACATCCACTTGTATCTTTAGCAGTATTCCCTCTATGGAATAGGATATAACTTCTATTCTCTACATCTTCTACAAGTAAGTGAATATAGTCTCTTGTAGCTGATTCTCTAGGTAGTCTTAGCCTTACTTTATATTCTCCTCTTGGAATACAGCTCACATTCTTTTTATTATTTATCCAAGGATTTTCTAAGGTATCACACATCCGTTCTCCATTTAAAAAGAGTTCACCAATGACAGAATTTTCCGAGAATTTATTTCGAATAAGAAGAAGGTTAATCAGTTTTTTTTTTGTCAAATTTAACAAATTTATATATCGTAAAAGTTATAGCTAGAATTAAGGAACAAAAAGTTAAAAGCTCATTGCATTCAGTAAGGCTAAATGCTATTGCTGTACTATTTGCTAGTCCTACTTGAAGGCTGTCTTGCATTTGTTTTATTTTTAGGCTTTTTATCCAAGTAGGATTTAAGCTTTGTTATATTAATTTGTTTTGGCTTGTAGTGTTTCTTCATCAGTTTAAATTCCCTATAGTATTTCTTAAAGTATATCTATTACCTTGATTGTTAGGCCTTTCAAGATTCATATTATTATAATAATTATTATCAGAACTGTTTACATTTGCTCCTGTATTTGTGTTATATTCAGGAAATAACCCTGTATTATTACATAAATAATCTATTAACCTTTCACGATAATACGAACCAGTATTTAAAATTTCTTCTCTAAAACTTTGTGCTTCTTCTGTGCTTAAAGCGTTTCCAGTCTCAGATGTTTTGGAAAAAATATTTCCATTCTCTACTTTGTGTCTCAGATAATTAAAAGCGTGGTAAAGACTATATGAAGGAAGCATATCACCTATATATTCATCTAGTAAAATCTTGTAATTTTCATTACCTACATCTTCAACAGTGCCTGCTGTTATTAAAGCTTTAAGTTTATTATTAAGATTTGTGCCTAAAGCTGTTTCCACATAAATTTTTTGTGCTTCACGTACGAATGGGAGTAAAATGTCCACATCGACGTTAAGATTGATTGCAGTGCTATCTTTTAGCTTCGCTTCTGATATAAATAGTACATAGCTCATAATTATCTTGGTTCTAAAAATCCGTTATTTTTCATTCTCTTTGGTGCTTTTGCTACTAAGCCACTATTTCTTTTTAAAGTAAATCCTTCACTTATAGCTTTTACATCTGATATTATTTGACTGCTTTTAATATTAGACTTAGCATTTCTTAGTGATGTTTTGTAAACAATTCTTCTGAAGTAATGGTGACAATTTCCTCCTCCTTTGTAGAGCCAAATTGAGTAAGTTGCACTTCTTCCTTTTGGGCCCCATCCTTTATTTACAGGTTTTTTTGTTAAAGCTAATAAATCTTCCTTCCTATAAACTTTTTTAGAAGACATCATTAGTTTGCAAAACTCTCTAGTTTCGCCCTCTTGACTTAAAGCATTATCTTTAGTGTACATATATCTTACTTTGTAATAGTCATTATAAGATTTATTTACACCATCTTGTACACTTCTTGAATTAGGCCTTGCCGTTCCTGTTGATGCTAGTTCTGTTTTACCATTAGCAATATTATTAAGTTCTGCTTCAAAGTCAAAATCCTCGTGTTCATCATTTGCATTTTCTTCATCTACTATTTTCCAATCTTCAGGAATATCTTCACCAAAGTCAGCTATAAAACTTTCTAACTCAGTAAAATTACTTTCTGATTTATCACAATTACATTTTTTTAAGTCAGTAGCTTCTGAATGGTCTTTACAAGCCATATAAACAGTCCTGCCTTCGTATTCGTGTTCGTGATACCCTTCACACCCTAAAGTCTTTGCACTTGTTAAGGCTTCTTCTATGGTGTCAAAAACAGGCTTTCCGTCAATCATTCCTACTTTTGCAAACTCCTCTTTTATTTCAACAGATTCTTCTTCATTTAAAGGTGGTAAACCAATTTCTTCTCTTATTTCATCTTGCGTCATTACTTCCCTAATAGTCTTAGAATCAAATTGTATAGTTATTGGTTTAAGTTGTACAAACTGAACAGGCATATCCATATTATTAACTTGGAATATTTTGTGTAATACTTTTAAGATTTGCCCTTGGAACGGAGAAATTACAGTATTAAGATAAAAATTACTAGCGTTTGCTAGCTCGTCTGCATTGCTTGAGAACCCATTAGCACTATCCAAGCCCATAAGTGTCTTAGAAGTAACCCTATGCCCTGAGAGGATGTTACTAGTCAGAAGTTCTTGGAGTGCCAAGTACTGTTTGTCTAAATCTGATGGACTAATAGATGTTATTTCAGGTACTCTTGTTTTATCGTCTGAGAACGTCAAGACAAATTTTCCTGCGTTTTTTTCTGACGTGAATTTTTGTTCTAAGCTTTGTTCTATCTGATTTCTCTCCTCAGCGGTCGGAATTCCATTTGCGAAGCTAATCATAAACGAACCTGTAAATCCGTTAGATATGTTATTGAGATGGAACTCTGAAACTTTAGAATCAATCAAAGCCCAGTTATTACAAGAAATGTAATCACTTGTAAAATATGAATTCATATTAGGACTGTAAAGACCTGTATATAATATTTGATTTGGTGAAGTTCTATCGTTTACATTAAAGGCTGGAACTCTGTAAGGTTTGTTCGTTCTTGTATTTGCCCAATCGCCTGATACATAATAACCTCTAGTCTTGCCAAATTCATCAGGACGCTCGCAGCGAATTTTTTCGACTGGAATGTGATAAATCTCAGCTATCTGTGTTCTGTCTTTTGACCAAACTATGTTAAGAGCAAAAGCTCCTTGAAGCTTAAAGTCAAATGCTACCTTTTTTAAGACCTCGTGTAGTGTTTCATTTCCGTTTGCGTTATTCATAAAGTTCTGAAGCTTAACTCTTGCTTCTTCATCTCTATCATCTTCATCTGAAATAACTAGGTCTTCAGCACTAATCATTTCAGCCGTTGCGTTCACAATCGCAGCCGTTATTGAACTAGAATAGTAAAGGTCAATTAAGAACTGTGGGTAGAGGTTTCTCCATTGCCCATTAGCATCTCCGTATTCAATCCAATCTTTTCCCCTAACCTCTTGTACTCTGGGACTTGTTGAAGTGCTTAAATCTACTGAAATTATTTTATCCATTTTATAAGTTTGAAAGTCTTTCGTTTATTAAATCTGTTAATGCTTGTGAAGTAGAATCATATATTTGTAATTCAAATAAACTACCATCAAAATTATCTGCTATTTGTTGTTGAGCACCTAAAGTACCATATTCAACAGAACCACTGATTGTTACACAATTTTGTGCTACTCCATTTACAGTCAAACATATTAAATTGGATGAATCTCTTGTAATAACTACATAAGCATCATTCCAATTCCCTGTAGTTGTATTTAGAATAGCTCCTAACCCTGCCGAATTTGCTGCAGTTAGTGAATCAATATCTGATAATTTTACTGCTGTATTAAGAACAGCTCCTGTTGTATCAGTTAATATATGTCCGTTATAAGTTTTAGCCTTTATTTTAAATGCTACAGTAAATTCATTA